ACAGAAATAAAAATCTTCTCCTGTATAAGTTTTATCGTCAGGATTATGAAAAGAGTCAAAGAAATTATAAAAATACTTTTTATCTTCTAATTTACCATTAATCATAGTTTGTTGTTTTATTTTTTTCTCAGGATACTTTTCAATCATCTTTTCAAACACTTGTCTTTTGATCATCATCATACCTGTAGGTCCTCTTTTTATTTGTAGGAAACCTTTGTCAACACTAATATTTTCTGTATCTAAAAGTTCTATAGGAAATATTAAACCCATAGATCTTGGGTCATCATCAGGTCTTTTTTTATAATCCAAATCAAATTTATCTCTATTAAAAGATTTCATTGGATATGGAACTACAGACACATCGTGTGGCGAATCATATAATCTAAACACACTTCTAGGAGAGAAACCTATATCTGAGTCTATAAATAAAAATTGTTTGTGGTCTGTATTTAAGAAAGCATCTACACATAAATTTCTACCTTGTGTAACTAAACTGCTTTGCATTAATTGAAATGTAATATTAATATTATTAAGTAAACATTCTTTTTGTAAATCAAGACAAGACTTCATAAAATGTAAGTCACACATTGAATGCACAGGTGTAGCTACAAATAATGATTCTCCTGTTTTTTTAATTTCGCTTAATTTAGATTCTTTACTCTGTTGTGCTTTTTTTATATCCATTAGTAACTCCTCTTATAAACCTTTCCCAAAAATTAGCAATATGTTTCCAATCATAGAATGATTTATAATATGATTGTTGAAATTGTAAATGATTCTTTAAATCAATATCTTTATAAGTTTTTTGTACGTCTAATATAGATTGTTTTGTAAGTGTTGCTAAATATTTTTTATCTTTTGTATATGGCATATAGATTGGAAACTCAGTACAAGTTTCAGGTATTGCTCCTAGATTAGTCGTAATTAATATTAAACCTGCAGCTAGTGATTCCATAGCTGATATACAGAAAGTTTCCTCCCAAGTAGACGGATGACAGTTAACATCATAAGTGTGAAGTATATTAACTAATTTATTGTGGGCTAAATAACCTTTGTAATTAACGTTCTTAAGTGATTTTGCTTTATCATATAAATGTATAAAAGCTTTATCGTTTTCAGTAGCAAACTGATTTCCATAAATAATAGTGCTTGAGTAAACATCTAATTCAATCTTATCATTATCTTGTAGTTGCTCCATCGCATCTAATAGAACATCTAGACCTCTCCAAGGTGTAGAAAAATATATAAGTTTTATTTTATCTTTTTTAGGAAACTCTGTTTTAGTTACAAGTTCATCATAATCTATTGCGTTCTTTATCACTACAGATCTTATAAAAAAAAAAAAAAAAAAGTATCTGTATTTTTCATAACACCAATGAGAGTTGAATACATAGAAATCATATTTACTATGATTAGATTTATCTTTGAACCAACCTGTCAAATTACTTTGATCGTATGAATTTTTAATCCAAAGCACATTTGGTAGTCTTGGATGTAATGGATCCTTTTCAGGTATTGATGTTGTTATTTGAATTTTATCTAAAAGACCTTTAGGGACATATTTTTTCAAATAGTCAAATTGGATTTCAGTTCCACCGTAAGGTTTCATTAATCAGCTTTTCCAAATATCTTTAATGAATCTACTGTTATCTCAACGTCTTGTTGTAAGTCTTCTGCAACAGTATCTGTATTGGGATCTGCAACATCAGAATTAAAATGGTCCTTACTATTATAAACTTTTCCTGTTCTTTTGTTTTTAATAATCTCTACAGCTTTTGCATCGACTACAGGTACTCTCTCACCATTTACTATTTTATATTTCATTAACGACCTTGGCCTCTATAACGTTTTCTATGTGGTTTTCTTTTACTATATTTCTTTGCGTGACGCAACGGTCTTTTTCTTGGTTTATCTCTTACAAATGTTATGACACCAATACTTGCTTTTTTCTTAGCCATTTTCTTGAGATCTATCTATTAAAGCATAACTTATAAGACCTGATATTTCGTCAGCAGTATCTGCTTGCATTTTAAGAATATCACTAGCTTCTAAATTTATTGTTTCTAATGCAAAATTAAAAGTTTCTTTATTCATTTGTTTATGCGCTAGTTGCACATCAGATCCAGCTCCGGATTTTCTAATAAATAAATCAGTATCTACATTACTAGCTGTATCGTGAACAGTTTCAATATTTTTTACTATTATTGTAGCGTTTGCAGGACAAGTTAATATGTTTGTTATATTAGTTGTGCTTAACGCAAATGTATCGCTTTTATATCTTATTGTCATTGTAAAAAATATGAAAAAGCATCTGCTTCTTCTTTAGCTTCTTTTTGATAGTTAGTATTTAATTGGTTTTGTAAACTTTCTAATGCTAAGTTTATTTGTCTAAAACTTTCTGAAGAAAATTCAGAAGGTGGTTCCGGTAGAAATACTTGTACTTTAGCCATTATCTTTTTCCATCTGCGTTAGCATCAAATCTAAATAAACCATATCTCCAATTATTCGATACTTGATCTGCGGAGATTTTTATAGCTGCCAATCTACTTCTCGCTCTTGTATTCACTTTATCAGTTGTTGAGTTAATTGTAAAAGGCCCTAAAGGCGACACTGATTGTGAATCATTAGGATATCTTCTCAATAATATTGTTACATTACAGGTGCTATTTAAATATTTAAAGTCAGGCACAAATCTGTTCATACTCATAAAGTATTCTCCATCGCCATCAATATCTAAATCAAAATCACCTGATTCAATAGATGAAGATATTGCAGAAGTTACTGAACCGGTAGTGTAATTACGTATTTGATTTGTTCCTGTTTCGTGATCGTATAATATAGTGGCACCTTGAGTATTTCCACTAATAACAGGGAAATTAGAAAGTCTAGAACTTAAGTATTCTGTTGCTCTTGGAAGAGGTAACACACCACTTGAAACCCAAGATGTTCTTGCTAAACTTCCCGTAGTCCAAACATTTTCTGCATAGTTGTAAGTAACTATTCTGTCATTTTGTGTGGATGTAGCTTGTGTATAAAACCAACTAACTTCTGAAAATAAAGGGTTATGGCCTGTGCTAATTAATTCACTACCTTCATTTAAATTTATTCCTAAATCATTTCCTTGAGTATCAAATACAAAGTCTTCAACTGAGCAAGGTAAAGATTTTACTGTACCATCAAACACATAAAATCCTCCGCTATTTGACATCCAAAATACCATACCATTTGCATAGATAATTGCATTCTGTCCTGCTAAACCACAATCTGAACCAACTTGTCTTATTGAGAATGTAAAAGGAGGACCTACAAATTGCATTAAGTAAGCGGCTTTATCTGTTACTACTAATGTATAATCCTTTGCTTGCACACCACCAACTATTTTAGTTCCTTGGTCTATTTGAAATGTTCCTGCTGTGTTTGTTGAAGTTGGTGTATAATCATTTAAATTTTCTTGATCAGAAAATCTTATAAACATTTTATCTTGAGTTGTCGTATCTCCTATTGTTGTTTCTGTTCCAAGAAATATTAAATGTCTATCTCTATCTGAAACTAACGTTTTAACAGTGGCCGTAGGTGCATTAGTTATTAATGCAGCTCTTTGTTCAAATGGATTAGAAGCTGAAGGATCCCAAGAAAAACTTTTACCGTTGTGAATAGTAGCAATTAAAAGTTGTCCAAAATTATCTAATGACCATTTACCTGGATCTAGAATTACTCCTGCAGAAGGTCTTGTAGTTCCCCACGTGCTTAAGTTCCAAGTATTAGTACCCCAACCATATTGAAAAGTTTGAAATGATGGACCAACTTCTTCGTAAGGTTTTAAATCAACATTACCTGCAGCTGACATACCTGTGCCGGTTTCGTTTGATTGCATCTGTACTTCAAAAGTGTTTGCTGTGTTTGATTGTACTTCATAAGTCACAGAAGTAAAATTAGCTGCTGTAAAACCTGTTGCGCCACCACCTGGTAATGTTATGTTTGAAAATAATAAAAGGTCACCTTCACTTAAACCGTGAGAAGTTTTGTTCACTGTCACCGTAGATGAACCTGTTGTAGAATCTAAAGTGCAAGTAGCCACTGTAGATTTCAGAGGTGATATATCATAAAAAGCACCTCCTGATTCTAATACTAAAACTTTATCAGTTCCGAGGGCCGTGTATTTTGTACCGTCTAAATCACTCCAATTATGTAATGCTCTTGCAACACCTTTTACTTCAGATGTATCAACTTGCTCCCAACCACCAATTTTTTCAGGTGCCCCGTATCTAAAACGTACGTTGTCTCCGTCTTGCCATTGACCTTCAGCTTGAGAAGCTGTGGCTTGTTTATTGAAACCTGGTGCTAATGATATTTTTTTTAATGCCATTGCTACATTATAATATACCTAACGCTTCTTATAAACACCTGGTAAACCTAAATATTCTCTACCATCATAAGCGTTTGCAGAAGGATCTTTAGCATCATTATAATGTAAAAAGACTTGGCCACAAAATTGACCTTGAAACTGATTTCTCCAATGTTCTTGATTAACACCATCATATATAAGAATGTCACCTGGCTCTAAATTAACCTCTGTACCATCTAAATAAATTGGCCAAGGATCACCACCTAAATTTAATGTTGCTGAATATTTACAAGAAGGTCTATCAAAATGTTTTTTAAGCTCAGCGCCTTTTTGATACAACCTAGCATATGAATAAGTTTCAACTAGTTCCATATTTAAATGATGTTCAATAACTTGTTTTAAATCTGCAAGCACAACTTCAAAAGCAGGATCTGCATAAACACTAAAACAATTATCAACTTGTCCATCGCCCCATTTACCATAAACTTCCATTGAAAAAGGTATGTGTCCGTCAGTTAATATTTTTGCAAACACTTTTGATCTTGTATGTAAATACTTATACAAAAATTCAGCAAAGTCAGGCTGTAGCACACCTTTAATTAATTTGTTTTCAAAATTCACGTTTAAATCTTTCAGTTGGTAGTATTGCATCAATTTCAAGTTTATCAATAAAAAATACTAGAGTTAGTCTCTCCTCATCATTAGGCATCCAATAATTGGTTTGCGTATGTAAATTTGAGGCATCGTAAAATATTAGTCTGTTATATACATTTTTTACTTCTGCAGTTTTTTCGTGATTACTGTAAAGATGTTTTAATCCTTCAACTGCATCATCTGGATCCATTTCACCTCTACATAATGAGAACTTTGTGTCATAACTAAATGAATGTGTTTTTTCATTTTTAACTCTAAAAAAGGAGGTGCCTGAATCAGGATCAGGATTTTTGTTTAAATAAATTAAACCTGCTAATAATGAATTACCATCAAGATGAATAAATCCTTTATTGGCCCAATGATCTTTATCTTTATGAAATGGTTTAATTTTTTGAAACTGCATAGATGATTGAAAAGTCCAATTAGCTTTATTAAACAAACAACCTAAAGAAAAATTAACTACATAATTATATAATTTAAAATTAATTTTAGACATCTGTTCTGATCTTACACCTGGATACCTACCCCAAGGTCTTTCAAATCTTTGACTATTAGCAAAATCAACAATAGCATCAGGATCTTTAAAAAAGTTATCTACGATAGATATTGGAAATTTTTTTAGTTCTGAAAATAAATCATTATTAGAATCAATTTGTTTTGTTTTCATTTAAATGGTTCTCCGTTATTCCATAATACTAAAGAAAGTCTTTTACCTCTAGTAACCGGATGAACTTTATGCCATATAAAAGATGGAAAAACAACTAACGATCCTTTGTTTCTTAATTCTTTTAGAATAAGTCTATTTGTTTTATTTGGTGAAGTGTTTCTAAAATCTAATTCAAAATCTCCACCATCATAATCTTTTCCATCACTTAAAGAAATCGTAACTGATAGCTTTCTCATTTTACCTTTAAGGTCTCCTGTTTTATAAGGTTTAGGATTAGTATCCATATGCCAATCATAAAACTTCCCTTCTCCATAAGTTGTGAATTGAAATTCTTCTTGTGTATCATATTGAAAATTCCATCCTGCTTTAATATTAGCCTCTCTCACAAAAGGAAGAACTTCATTATAAATCCACTTTTTTCTTAACCAAAAAATATCAGAGTTTCTTATAGTTTTATTTAATTTACCATCCGATATACCGCCCAAACGTAATTTATCTTTTGGAACCTCATTTATTATATAATCACAAACTTGTGAGGATAAAGCTTTTTTCCAAACCCAATAACCGTATTGAAACATTTAACTTACCAATTTATTAATTTCAGGAAAATAACAATATTTTAAATTTCCGTAATCCATCATATATTTAATATCATATAAATCTTCTGCTAATGTCAAGCCTGACATATTCAAACTTGTGTTTAACAATAAAGGCAAATTATACTTTGTTTTATATGCTTTTAAAATATTATAAAAATGTTTATTTTGTTTTTCATTTACAGTTTGTATTCTAGACATACCATCATTCGCCATAATTGTTGGCATATCTTTTTTAGATTTAAATACATAAAGCATATAAGGTGAATTACCATCGATTTCGAAATAATCAGAAGCATACTCTTCCATAACAACAGGAGCAAAAGGCCTATACCATTCTCTTCTTTTAATTTTATTTATTTTTTCTTTTGCATCTTTAGCTAATGGATTTATAATTAATGATCTTCCACCTAAACCTCTTTGACCCTGTTCTGAACGACCATTAAATACACCAACAGGTTCTGAATGCGCTAATTTCGCTACATCATCATATAAACAATCACTAACATTTTTACCTTTAAAAATATTCATATCATATTCAGGTTCAAAACCTAAATAAACATTATCTACTTTTAAGGCACCTTTTAAATATCTATTTGCTACTCCTAAAGTTATTCCTTGATCATTACACATAGGATCAACTTTAAAACCGTTACGTTTTCGCATCACAGTATTTAATAAAATATTTTGGGCTACACCCCCTGTAAAAGTTACATTTCTTTTTGGTAGAAAATCTCCAATTTCTTTTTGTATAAAAAATTGTAAAGTAGTTAGAAAGTCTTGTGTAAACTTGTCTGTTTTATTTTCAGTTAATCTAACTGCTGATAAATTTAAGTTAAATTTATTTTCTAAAAATCCTTTTCTTATAGCAGCGAAATAGTCGGGATTGAATTCACCATAAGTAGACAAAGCCATTGTTTTACCTGTTAATATAAAAGGTCTTCTAGCTGTTGGAAATAAACAATTAGTTATTGATTCATATACATTACCAATACCGTGATGATTTTTTATTTTCCAATTCATATTAGAAGTAAACGGATGTATATCTGATGTAGTAAAAAGTTTCTTTACAACAACTTCATCATTTTTATAGAGTGATTCTTGTTCATAATAATCATTACCTTGCCATTGTTTATGGTCTCCACCTCCATCTATAATTGCAAAATGTTCATTATCTCCTGTTGTAGCTTTCGCACAATACATATGAAAAACGTGATGATCTAATGAATGTAAAACTTCAAATGTAGTTCTATCTTTTATTATTTCAAAACTTCTAAATAATTCTTCCCAAAGATACCAATTACTATTCCATAAACAAGTAAATATCACATTATCAAACTCTATATTCATACGTTTGATTTTTTGAATAAGAGGTATTGTTGGATATGGTGAACTTTTTACTTTGTTAAATCTCTCAAGTTGAGAGTGAACAACAAGTTTATCATCTTTGATTACAGTGATAGAACCATCGTGTGAAGTATGAACTATTAAGAGATTCATACCATCTTATATCACAGAAATAATATTAATCTAGTGTAACGTTCCCTGCTAAATATCTAAGCGCAGCAGTATTCCAAACACCTGGAGAAGATCCCGCTACTTCTTTAACTACGACAATACCTGATCCACCTTGAGCGTCAGCTCCTCCACCGCCGCCAGTATTAGCTTGTCCTTTTCTTAAATCTTGTGGTGAACTTGGGTTTCTAGTTGGATCGTTAGGGTGATAACCTTGACCGCCCCCTCCAGCGCCGCCGTCACCCGCAGTTGGAACTCCCGATCGGCCGCCACCTCCGCCGCCGCCAGCATAAGTTACATCTGTTCCTGTGTAAGTGCTTGGTGAACCTGCACCGCCATCTCCTGAGTAAGAATTTGAAGATCCTGATTGACCACTCGCAGAAGCACCCCCGCCTCCACCGCCGGTCATATAAATTCCATTTCGGCCGCCAGCCCCACCTGAATTTCCTTGGCCGCCTGTTCCTGATCCACCGGATCCACTTGGAGAGTTTCCTCCCGATCCACCGCCGCCTGATCCACCTGGTGTTCCTGGATTATTATAGTGAGGACCTTGGTCTCCACCTTGACCACCACCTACTGATGCTGTCAAAGTTCCAAATTGTGAGTTACCGGCATTTCCTGTATTTCTTGAAGTTGATGTAGACCCTGCTCCAACTGTTACCGTGTATGAAGTTGGCGCACTTACTGGAGAATTAGGAAACTGTTGAAAGCCTCCAGCTCCCCCACCGCCGCCAGGAGTCCCGCCGCCACCACCGGCAACAACTAAAATATCTGCATTAGCAGTTCCTGGTTGTACTTTAAAAGCAGGTTGAGTTGCTTTGATTGTTGAAATTTTTCCAAACGAGTATGTTGCAGTTGGTCCCGTTAATCCACCGTTTAATCCTTTTGGCATATTATTTCGCGTCCCATTGGTTAGTTGTACTATTCCACCAAAACTCATTACCTGTTTTAGTAGAAGTTGTTAAATTATATTCAAAACCTTCAAAGTTACCTTCAGCTTCATTCCACCCAACTGCTATTTCAGGTTGAGTATTATCAACAGGATAACCATCCGCAGCGGTTCCTCTTGTCCACTCAACAGGTGCTTTCCAATCACCTGGGTTGTTTAAATCTTCAACCCAAGAGGCAAATGGTTTAGGTAAAATGAAAATATCTCTGACAGGGTCATATGTACAACCTTTACCTGCAAATCTTCTTCTAAATTTTCCACTATAAGAAGTTTGTTTCCAAGTTGTACCTGCTTCAGTTTTCGGAAGATGTGCGTTACACCAAGCTTCAGCTTGTGCAGACTTATCTTGCAGAGCAATTTTGTTAGAAACTACTAAGACATTTAATACTTCATTATCACTATTTAATTCAGCAAAATGTGCCATTTAATTTCTCCTTATGTTGGCCATACACCTTGAACAGTATATTCAAACTGTTCAGATAGTGTCCATACTCCAGGTGCAGTAGTTCCGTTAGGAAAATTCGCACCGCCTATTAAGCTTCCGTTAACTCCGTGCATTAAGTTCCTCTATTAGTCAGTTAAAATTTCGTAAGCAACTGTAGCGTCTAATTTACTTGCTGCATCTGCTCCACCTTCTAAAGTGTCTCCTTCTTCTAAATAGAAGCCTGAGTTTTTATCAGTGACTACTAAAGCTGAGTTAGCCGGTACAGAAATTGCATTTGCAATTTTTCTTGTATTCGTACTATCGTCGATAGCTAAAGTAACAGTATGCGCCGCCGTAGTAGTGTTTGCTACAACAATGCTATTAATTTTGTAAACGTCATCTGATGCTGCTGCATTGATAACTAAAGATGTAGTTAAAGTTGCAGATAACGTGAAAGTATCCGTTTTACCTGTAATTGTTGCTACATTTACTAGATTTGGTGCTGCCATTTTTTATCTCCTTATTATATTATTAACCAAAAACTAATGCCATTGCAATAGCTTTACCAGTTGTTATTCCCGCTTGAGCGAAACTTAAATTACCTGAGCCATCTGTAACTAAGGCTTGGTCTGCTGATCCGTCAGCGCTTGGTAAAGTAAAAGTTACGTTAGATGAAACTGTAGTCGGTGCTTTAAAAGCAACGAAATTAGAATCATCTGCGTCTCCAAACTTTAACAAATTTTGTGTTGCTAATTGAATGTCGGAAGAATCTCCCATTACATCAATTACGTTTGTTCCATTAGAGTACAAGAACTTATGACTTTTGTCAGTTGTTGCAAAAGTTGATCCTGTGCCTGATGCTGTTTTAAATAATACTGTGTATGCTCCTGAAGTAGAATTTTTAACAATGTATCTCATTTCTACTGAATCAGGAATAGTTACAGTTTGATTTCCTGTGATAGTTCCAGTTAACTCAATAATAGTTGTTGCTACTTCTGAACCTGTAGAACCATCAGAAACTGTTAATGCTGTAGTTTGTTCTCCCCCAGCAATTGATTTTGAAACATAGCCTGAAGCAATTTGCTGCATAATTTCTAGGTTCGTGTTTGTCTTTGTACCCCACGTACCTGAATTTTCTCCAGTTGCCATTAATTCAACACCTAATGATGAATATGTTGATGCCATAATTTTTTCTCCTTAAATTTATTTTACTTTATGCAGCTATCTCTGTCCATACTGCACTATTATTTGGATCGATTTCGTTCCAAACATTTACGCTCTCTGTACCAATTGTAGGCGTTAGAGTAAGCCCTGTCAACTCTGCCTCTGCTGAAGCACCTGCAACAGCAGAATTAATTTCTACTGTACCTGCTAAAACTCCTGTTACATCTACAGGCGTTAATGCATCAAGAGCTGCAGTTCCATCAGAAATATCTAAAATTTGTCCTGTTAATTCTAATGTAGCTGTACCTGTGATTGTAACTGTACCAATTGAAGAAGCTAAAACTTGTCCTGTAACTTCAGCGTCAGGTTCAGGATCTACAGTGCCTTCTGCTGTAGTCATAAACATATTTACTGCGGCTGTGCCCCATTCTTGTTGGCCCCAACCTAATATGCCATAACCAGGATTTGATATTGTACTTAGCTCAACGTCTATATCAATTGAAGCAACTTCATCACCTTGAGAAATTGATAAAGATTGTCCTGTTAAATCTACACTTGCTGATAATGTGTTTGTACCCCAATCTCTTTCACCCCAAGTTAATCTGCCCCAACCTAAATTAATTTCTGAATCAATAGTAACAGTAGCTACTGTAGAATTAATTTGTTGTCCTGTTGCTAAAGCGTCTCCTGCTATACCCCACGCATCAGAACCCCAAGTTAATCTACTCCAACCTTCGTTTACTTCTGCATCAATTGTAACTGATGCAAGAGTTGAATCTAATTGTTGTCCCGTAGGTGCAGCTGCCTCATCAGAGTCGCCCCAAACTTGTTCATTCCAAGCACCTCTTGACCAACCTTGAGTAACACTTGTTGTGATTGTTACACTTGCAAGTGTACTCTGCAATTCTATTCCTGTAATTACAGCGTCTCCAATTGCTCCCCAAGTTGTGAAGCCCCAAGTGTTTGCACCATATCCTGCATTAATTTCATTAAGTATAGATACTGAAGCAACAGTTGTATTTATAGAGATTCCTGTTGCTGTTGGTGAAGAATCTTGTAATTCGTTCCATTCGTTGAAACCATAAGGACCTGCACCAAATCCTGTTGAAGGTGTAGAAATTACATCAGCTATAGTTGAATTTACTTGTTGGCCTGTAACATCAATTAAACTGACTAAGCTTTGCCAAGCGTTTGCTCCCCAAGTAGCAGATCCCCAAGTATTTTGTGTGATATCAAAAATACCACCCATTCCAATTCCGTGTACATAACAAAGATAATAAAAGTCTGTATCGGATGAAGGAGTGACCTCAACGTATCTTTGTGTGGCTGCATTAAAAGTTGTGGTATTAGTGTAATCGGTTTGATTGCTAACACCATCTAAATAATAAGTTACACCTGACGAAATTATTCCAGATGTGTTTGTATTTGTAGAAAAAATTAATGGGTGATTATCGTTTGAGTTGTCGCTTTGTTCAAAACGTAGAGTAGCTCCTTGTACCCATTCAATGGTACCTGGCCCTGTAGTATTTCTTGCACCGTCTAAATAAAAGACGTTACCCGTACCTCCGCCGTAGAGGCTACCTGATGCTACGGTAACTGTATATGTTTTAAGCGCCATAGCACCAGGTTCCTCTTATTAAGCTATTCTCAATATTGCTGCTGACCTCGTAAAGTTTGGAAACTGAATTGTAAAAGTTCCCGATGTTGCAGTTTTATCTGCACCAAAGTCTAATACTGCTACAGCTTTGTTTGAATCAGTTGAGTTATAAAGTAAAGCACCTCTAGCTGTCAGAGTAACTCCTGTAAAAGATCTGTTTGCAAAATCTACGATTGCAACAGTTGCTGATAAAGAAGTTGTTTGTCCTGCTAGTACCCCACCTTTAGCTGTGTACTGACCAGATGCTGAAACTTCCCCACTTGTTGTGTAAGATGTAGTTGCTGCACCTAAAGTTGCTGTTGAAATATATAATGCGATTTTAAAAACATCGCCACCACTTTGAAAGGCGTGTGTACCTTGTAACAATTCTCTTTTGAAAGAACTGCATACTGCTTGTGTAATTGCCATTTTTATCTCCTTTTAAATTTTATGGTGATGGAGATGAAACTTTAACTCTCGGTACCCCATCATCGTACTCACCTCTACGTCTTCGACCCATTTGTTCGATTCCAAAGGCTTGTATTTCTTGATTATACTTGTTTTGATAGGTGTTGTATAGAGTATCAGGACTTTTTAGAAAAGTAAGCGCCTCTACCATTGCTCCTAAAAATAAAAGATCAGGGGCTTTTGTACTTAAATATGTTGAGGTTTTTTGGTTTGGTACAACAGCCGCATTATTTGAACTAAATAAATGTTCAGGATATTTAATGTAATTTATTTGAACTGAATCAGCTGCATCAGGAACAGGCGCAACTACGATGTATTGATTACCATCAGTATTCTGCCACATAGCATAATATTTAGGAGTTCCTGTTGCATCTGTAGGATTAAACTCGCTTATAAATGAATTGTCTCTTTTTTCTAAAAATGTTCTTGTATTATCGCTTGCTATATGCTGAACAGATCTAACTACTTGTAAATCGGTAGGAAGTAATAAATATCTGTTATTTGCTTGGAACGTGGCCGTTGCATATTTTCTATTATAATCACCGTCCACTGCTCTATAAATTTTAACTTCTGCATCTTTGATAAAATCATCAACAATAGCGTCAGTTAAAACATTTGAATCTACTTCAGTGTAATTTCTTATTTTAGTTATCAATTCTGAATACGTTATAGACATTATGAAATCTCCACAGTTACAGATCCAACAGACGATAACGCCTGTCTAGAATTATTTACATCGTTTGGTGTCACAGGATTAGGCTGCATACCATTAGATTGATATTGACCTGGCCAAGCAGCTGGTGATAAATCAACCAATGCGCCCGAACCTGGGTTTACATCAGGTCTTGGTTTTAAAAGAGCTATTGCATCTGCTTTATGATATGGTGGATCTAATTGTGGATGTTTAGCTTCATACTCTGAAACGTGCACAATAGAACCATTCCACTCTTTGACCATTTCTTTATATGGAAATTCCATACCTGATCTGTCTGATATTGCTTTAGATCTTTTACCTGTTGCGAAAGCCATTATGCTACTCCATCTCCATAAAATGTTTGTGGTGAAATATAAACTGATGTTCTTTGTCCATCTTCAGTTAATGCTCTTTGTAATTCATCTTCATAAACAAGTCTTAATTGCTGTGTTAACTGAGGTGCTTTTTTCATTGATAAGTAATAAGCTAAACCTGCACACATACAAGGTAAAAATCTATAAACAACATTAGCTTGATTTGTGTAAGCTCCTGCATCTTCTATTCTTCCAATATAATAATATTTTACGTAAGTATATGTGCTCGCATCAGGAGTCAGATACAAAGTTATTGTAGGAGTAATCTGTCTGTTTATAAAATATTGAGAAGGTTGTCCTGTTGAACCTTTATTTGGTAAAGCAGCATAAGCTGATCTATCTATTTTAGTTAAAGATACATCTGTTATTGAAGGACTTATTCCTGTATTTGTAGAAACATAAGCTTCTAAAATATCATTACAATCACTTGGTGCATCGTAAGTTGCAGTTCCGTTTACAAGTAGTTGTTCTTGTAATTTTACTTTCCAAAGGTGAACACCTCTGTTACCCCACTCTGATAAAAGAAGATTTAAACTTCTTCTAGCTGATCTTAAATCTTGGCCACTATTAGTACGTATTCCACATCTCTCGTATGCTTCTTCAATTATATCATCGATGTTTAAATCGAATGCTGTAGTACCTGATGTTGCCATAGTTCATTAAATTAAGTCTTTGATGTAAGAATTATCCTTCATTGGTACAGATTCATCTTGCAAGCCCATACCTTTAGATCTTGCTTGACCATATCCTCTAGCTTCCATACCCATAGATGCTTTCATCATTTTGCCTGTTTTAGCTTTCATATTTCTTTCAATAGCCATACCTCTTTTTTTCTCATAAGATGAAAGTTGTCCATCTTTATCAAGGTCTGCTTTTTTTGGGTTCTTTAACATAATTATCTCCTTTAAATTTTATATATTTATCATACCACCGTAATATTTCTTAGTAAACGTCGATACGTTTGTAGGTTTACCACCTACACCTTGTGCTTTACTTCTTTTTCTTGCAACAGCAGAACGCTTTTGCGATTCTGTCATTCGGGCGGCTTTTGCAGCAGGCACGCATTTGGGGTATGCTCTTTTTGATCCACTTGCAGATTTTCTTCCACATTCTTTATAACCCCCACCTTTTTTTGGTGCTCCAATGTCTACCCATTTTTGATTGAACCATTTTTTTAAACCACTCATTTTAATAAGTCGCCGTAAT